CATTTACCAGCATCACTAGCTATTAACGTATGACTAGAAGTTGTAGCGTTAATAGGTATCTTTCTTAAATCGCCTTTGCTGTCGTGTACTGCTGATGTATAAACAGTTACACTAGCTAACGCACCACTAGAACCTAAGTTGCCTTGGTGAAGGATTTGGTCACCAGTACCTACTGCACCGCCACCATCAGGATTAAGCCTTAATATTGAATCATTTCCTGTTAGGCTCAAATAAGCATCAGCACCAAAACCAGATCTATTGTCATTACCTGTCCCTTCGCCTAACTCCATGCGTTCTGCAAGAACAGATACTGTGTAGTCATTAGAGTGGTCGGTACTTATTTTTGGAACGCCACCATCGATAATAAACTCAGGATGATTGGAATTAACACCACTTTGATATGTAACATTTAACTTCCAAGTACCATTGTGATTCCAATAAACTGCTGTAGCTGATTGGTCTGTACCTGTACCAGGTATATGAGCATGAAAACGATAAGAACCGCCATCAGGAAGGCTGTTACCATCTTTATCTAATAATTCTTTTTTATTAGTAGACGAAACTGCATAGTCTCGTTTCCAAATGTGGTACTCATTACCAATACTGTAGCCACTGTCAGAAAATGTAAGATGACCAGAAGTTGTATCAGCAGTGTCTGACCTTAAGAATTGTGTACTCTCAATTCCATCTAAATTATCTGCCGCTAACCCAGAACCAGAACCATCATTTCCAGCGTGCCAAACTTTGTATTTATTAGCTCCCATCGACCAACCACCAACGGATAGGTCATTAGTATCAGCGTCTAATCCAAAGTAAAAAGCAAAATCTGCTCCAGAGTGGAACGCCATGAAAGCGTCATTACCTGACCCTTGGTTATAAATCTCTATACTTCCTTGATTGGTTGAGGTAGTAGCTATGTCATCCCAGTCATTAGTAGCGTTTGCTTGAAATGATATTTTTTCAGAAGAACTATCAGCAGCATTGGATCTTAAAAATACTGTGCTATCTAGTCCATCAAGAGTTGCTGCATCAACTGTAATATTTGCCGTTCCATCAAATGAAGACCCACCAATAGTTCTAGCCGTAGCTAACGCTGTAGCTGTGGCTGCAAGTGTCGCAGTAGCCGCATTACCAGTACAAGACCCTGACGATCCACTTACGTTTCCAGTGACGTTTCCAGTGACGTTTCCAGTTAATGCTCCTGCAAATCCTGTGCTGGTTAGTAATCCACTAGAAGGGTTATAACTTAAACCTGTATCTGTCTCAGCTCCTTGACTACCTGTTGCTCCATCAACAAATAATGGATAAACAGTTTCATCTGCTGTGTTATTTGCTGTAACTGTAAATTGTGTAGCAAGAGAAGATGTGGCAGCATTTCCTGTGCAAGACCCTGACGAACCAGAAGCATTACCTGTTACGTTTCCTGTTAAAGCTCCTACAAAAGAAGTTGCAGTTAAGGCTCCTGTTCCAGAATTAAAAGTAAGACTGCTTGATCCTGCAAACGCTCCAGAATTATTAAATTGAACTTGTGTATTAGATCCAGCCGCCGCATTTGTAAATGTAGAGAAAGATAAATTTCCAGAGCCATCACTAATTAAAGCTTGACCATTTGTACCATCGGCAGCAGGTAAAGTTAACGTGTAACTACTTCCTATTGTTGATGGAGATTGAAGGGCTACATACGCTGAACTATCAGCATCGGCAAAACGAACATCTGATTGAGCATTAAGAGTTAAGTTTCCAGTTAACGCACCACCAGAAAGATTTAGTTTTAAAGCATCTGCTGTATCTGTATAAGTTTTAGTTGCTGCATCTTGAGCTGCTGTTGGATCGCCTAAACCAGTTATCTTGCTTGTTCCCATTGCAATCGCACCACTCATAGTGCCTCCTGCTAATGGAAGTTTTGTTGCATCAGTCGCACTATCAGTAGCCCAAGTAAGTGTTGTAGGTGTTGATGCGTCAGCTTTGAGCACCTGATTGGCTGTAGGTGCAACAGCAGGAAGAGTAAGAGTTATATCTCCTGATTGAGCTTGTGCTTTTAATCCTGTGTAATTAGTGCCATCTCCATCTGATTCACTTAGCCTTAATTCTTTTCCGTTATCAATGATCAGGTGATCTGTCATTGTGCCACCAGCTTTAGGCAAAGCAGCATTAGCTGTTGTAGCAGCAGCGTCAGCAGCATCCTTTGCAATCTTTACAGCAGCAGGAGTAGCAGCAGTTGTAGCAGAAGTGGAAGCTGCACTATCTGTTAATTGAAGAACACCAACAGCACTTGTCGTTCCAGTAGCAATCTTTGATCCTGTAATTGCAGCCGATCCAGATATATCACCATCAACAATTACGCCACTTGCGATTGCTGTCAGGCCAGCATTATTTATGCTTATGTCTCCTGTAACTGCAACTCCTGTTACTACATTTGATCCATTACCTACAAGGATCTGAGCAGAAGTTAAAGCAGCTAACTTACTAAATGCAATTGCAGCTCCAGCAGCTAAATTTGCATTTACTAAACTTGTATCAACCATTGTTGATGTAACAGTATTTGTATCTCCACTTGTAATTACTGTTCCTGTTGTATCTGGAAAAGTAATAGTTTTATCAGATGATGTTGGGTCGGCAACTGTTAATGTTGTCTCATAAGCATCAACAGTTGATCCTTCAAATACAAGGCTTCCAGTATTACCAATTAACACTTGACCTGTAACAGTACCACCAGCAAGTGCTAGTTTTTCTGTTTCAAGTTCTTGCAACGCATCTTGTACGTTAGTTGAACTTAATTGACCGTAAGGTGTAAAGGTAATGTTACTAGCAACTTGACCTGCTACGGTCTGCGATAAATCAATTTCATTCCAGCTACTACCAGCACTATTTGTAACTCCTAAAATATAATCAGGAGGTGAAAGTGATACAACTGGAGCTGGTGCAGAAGGCGTTCCAGCAACATCTACAACAACATAAACACCGTCAGTAGTAGCACTTGGAGTAGGTAGATTACTTCCAACTGCTAAACCAGCCGCAATTCCACTTGTGGTCGTACTAGCCATTTTGCTAGTGCTTGCGTTATATGTTCCACCAAAGACCAATGAACCTTTCGTTAATGTGGTTATTGCTTGCCAAGCGTTTCCATCCCAAATAAACGCATCTTCAGAAACCGTATCAAATAAAATCTGTCCACTAAATTGGGCTGTTGGATAACCACTCTGAGCTATAGATTGAAATATTGCTGTAGAAGTATTTGATAACTTAGTTCCATCAATTGAATCATTACCTATCCTTGCAGCGTCTACTGTTCCGCTTGTTAATATAGTTGCAGCAAGATTAGGAATATCAGAAGCAGCAAGTACGGTTCCAGCAGTAGCAACACCTTTGTTATTTACAGTTACCTTTGTATAAGTACCTGCACTAATTCCACTCGTAGAAGTTGTTAATCCTCCCGATCCATCCACAGTTAAGCCACCACCACTTGTAATTTGAACTGCACCTTTAGCTGATGTGGTCGCTGTTGGTAAATCTCCAGCAACTAAAGCAGTAGCTCCTGTTATTAATCCTTGATTGCTAAATGTGATACCGCTAACTGTTGCACCAGTAACGCTATTGGTAATTGATAATGCACCTGCTCCACTAACAGTTAAACCTGCACCAACAGAAACACCACCAACTGCTGATGTCGTAGCGAGGGGAAGATCACTAGCTGCCAAGGCTATCGTTCCCGTGATCAACCCCTGTGCGTTATAAGTAATTCCTGATCTTGTTGCTGCTGTAACTGCGTTGTTAATTCCAAGCGATCCAGAAGCTACATTCAAAGACCTATTGATATTGCTTGTATTTAACTTTGCTGCTGTAACTGTTCCATCCGTTAATTTTGTTCCGCTAATTCCACTTGCTACCTTTGCATCTGTAACAGCAGAAGCAGCAATAGCAGCCGTATCAACTGCGTTGTCTGCTAACTCACTGGAAGTAACCGCATTAGTCGCTATCTGAGTAGAACCAATTGCTCCTGTAGCTAAAATTGTTCCTGCTAAATTATCTGCTAATTTTGCTGCTGTTATTTGGTCATCAGCAATCTTGGCAGTTGTTACAGCGTTTGAAGCTATAGCTGCTGTATCAACCGCATTGTCAGCTAATTCACTAGCACCAACAGCATTAGCAGCTATATTTCCTGATCCGATTGTGTCTGTAGCTATCTTTGCTCCTGTTATCGCTGCATCAACTACGGCTGCTGTATCAACAGCGTCATCTGCTAGTTCTGACGCACCAACAGCATTAGCTCCTATCTGTGCAGAAGTAATAGAATTACCAGTTATCTTTGCAGCAGGAATATCACCATCAGTAATATTTAACTTTGCATAAACTATCTCTCCGTTATTAATTTTTGCATTAGTAATTGCATTATTAGCAATAGCAGCAGTATCAACAGCATCATCAGCAAGCTCAGATGCACCAACGGCATTGGCAGCTATTTGTGTTGCAGTAACAGTATTATTTGCTAATTTTGCACCTGTAATTGTAGCGTCAGTTATCTTTGTTGCAGTAACAGCTCCATCAGCTAATTTTGCAGTAGTAACAGCTAAAGCTTGTATTGCTGCTGTTGCAACTTGGTTCGTTCCTAACGTCCCAACTTTTGTAGCAGGTATTGAAGCAGCATCAATTAATGCAACTCCAGCTTCTATTAAATCTTTTACCGTTACTTTTTTTGTTTCTGACGCACTTAAGTCAGCAATAGGCAATGGGTCTGTTGCTTGTACACTTGCTTCTGCTAACGAAGGCAGATTACTAATCTCAAGATCTGGCATTGACCCATAACTAAACCAATACGATTATCTTACTTTCTATTTGCGTTTTTGTTACTATCCTTGCTCTAAAACGATTCGATCTCCATCTTCTTGTAAAAGCTTGGCTGCATCTTCTTGTAACAAGTACGAGTCAGGAGCACCAATATTTAATTGGATTTCACCGCTAGTAACAAAATCAATTCGTGTCTCAATTTCATTTGTTGCTGCAACACTTAAAGCTGCATTTGTAACAACACACTTGCTTTGGTAATA